CTCACAATCGTCCACCTTAAACGTAGCCGCACTCTGAATGATAATACCCCCGGCCGCCTTTGCCTTCAGTATCTCCAAATCGAAGAAAGTAGCCTTATCCGTCACCGTAAGGTTCTTCGTTCTTATAGCCCCCTCGTTGGTTATATCCCCTGTATTATGTATATCCCCCTCGTTGGTTATATCCCCTGTATTATGTATATCCCCATTGTTGGTTATATTCCCTGTGTTATGAATATCCCCATTGTTGCTAATATCCCCCCTGTTCACGATACCCTCAAAGTAGCTCACCGCCTTTGCGATGATACCTTTCAAAAACGTGATGACCTCCTTTGCCGTGTCCGCAATATCCTTGCTTAGGAAGTGTTCTTTTCCATACGCTTTAATAATGTCGCTCACTTGGTCAACATCCAATGTACGGAGACGGCGCTTGGTAAACCGAACAAGCGCATTGTGCTGTTCTTCTGTAAGCACCTCTGACGATAGCAATCCTTGTATAGCCGACTGTATGCCACCGCCCGATGGTGCGTTGGTAAGTTGGATGTATGGACAGTAAGGATTGTTGATGAAATCCTTGATGTTAGTAATGCGTATGCGTATGCCGTGTGCCTGTATGTTCTTATCGGTAAAAAGCACATATCCGCCCACACACAATTTGTCTTTAATATCTTTCCACTTCTTCTTGGCAAAGATGCCGTCTATCGTTCCGCTGAAGGTGTAGTTCTGTTGTTCATGCTCGTATAGAAACTTTACCGCCTTACGCATCATATCCCATTCTGCCCCCTGTTTGGTCTTTGTGTCGTTGATGTAAGCGTCAGGTAGGGCGCATTTGTACACGATGTAAGTATCGGAAGGCACAGGCTTGAAGGCTTCATCTGGCATTGTGATGCCGTCTATCTCTTGCGGTACGATTTCAAACCTGCGTGCTTTGTTGTTATCTCTTGTCTTGTGCCTGTATCTCACTTCAAACTCTTTACCTGCCAGCATACCCGATTGGAAGATAACGGTCATCTTTTCACCTTTTATGAGGTAATCTTCATAGTTAAGGTTGTCTGGGATAGATGCGTCTGCAAAATCATAAAAATGCTTATCTTTATCAACACATACAACCTCATCTATTCGTCCTATGCGCTTAGGGTATATCTCTGTACAATCAAGACTGCCTTCTACTGTGGATTGACTGTCCCTTGATTTAACACAATATCCTTTATCGTCGGTAAGATAAACCTTGTATGGCATGTGAAATCCAGTCTCCCCCTCAAAAAACGTTCCGTCAAATGCTATATCCGCATTGATTGGCAGATGCAATTCTCCTGCACCATACTTGCTTCTGTCTATGTTTTTGTTGCCCCCCTGTACATACACTCTGCCAATAGGAGGCAGCTCTGATTGTGGTGAGCGTGTAATATCCGATTTTAATCCTTTTCCCTCGCCATATTGCAAAGGCAGGGGGTTATCGGTGTTATACTCCACTTTGTGTAAGGATACCGTCTTACCGATGATTTCAAACTCGGTCTTGAATTCCTTTGCCATTTGCTGCAATGCAGCCATACAGGTAGCATGATTGTACGATATGCACTTTTCTACATCTTGCAAACATTCGCCTATTTGCCAGCCGCTGTCTCGCATGTTCATGTTATCAACAAACATTTGCAAATGCTCACGAGGTGTTGCGGTAAGCGAAAATTTCAGTCTTCCGTCTGTCAGGTGCTGTTCTTTCTCTGCTTGATACATACAACGAAACCGCCACGTTTTAGCCATTGCTAGCTGGCTCTCCATGGTAATGGTGTATTCAAACAGACGGCTGTGCTTCATCTTTAATGCTTCCGACTGCGTGAGTGTGTACCGCTCGCCTTGATAATCAACGTATGCGCCTGTTGGTATTTCCACATGTTCTACGAGCGAAAAGTAAAGTACAAGTCGGTGTTCGCCCATGAGTGTACGCTGACGATAGGAGTTATCATCTACCTCTACTTCTAATATCTTTTGCTGTTGTTTGTTGTAAAATATCATTGTTTTTATTCCTTCTTATTTTTCTCCGAGCTGTATGTGAACGTGATGGTTAATGTAAATTCCGCCCATATCGGTGGGGTGGCGTAAAACCGAGATACCGTGCAGGACTTGTAACAGAATTTGAAACGCTGTCCGAGACTTTTCACATAAAGCGTGCGTTCACCTGGCTTTGTTAGGTTATGTAATAGCGCATTGCGGTTTGTCCAAAACTCCCTTATGCTGTCGGCACGCATCAAACATTTCAGTTGCACATCCTTTTCTTTGACGGTGACATTACCTCTGTCATCGTAAATCACACCACAGAGCGACCTTATGTTACGTTCCATGAGCGGCTTTATCTTGGGAGCTTTAAGAATGTTTGCCAATGTTCCTTGCAAGATATTCAAGCCGTATGCTGTGGTCGGAATTCCGTCTATAGTATAACAATCGTTCAGTGCTATATTGCTGTGCGGTGGGCTGTATTCATACCCCTTCATCGGGAAATCGTCAGAAAGAGTGAGCGACACGAGACTAAAGCTGCTGTTGTATTTCTGTACATCTGCTTGTATGAACCGCAGTTTGTAAATGCGCTCAAGTTGTTTGAACTCAAACGTGTTATAAACCTCATTTGAAAGATCGCCTATCAATTTCTTGTATGCTGAAACTGCCATCCGTATTTTAATCTCTCGTTTGTCCAGTTTAGGCGCAGACAGGTCGGCTTCTATACCGCTGCGTTCCTGCCAGTCGTTCTTAGGATATGGCTTTAGCTTAGGAAAAGCCACGAGCGAGCCAAGCGCACCGTCAAGCAGCTGTGCGCCATACTCATCGTATGCGTCGTTTCCTTTGATAATTAGCAGTTCTTTCATAGACTTATGGCGTTATCGGTTACGTTAATAATTGCCTTGTGCTGTCTGTGTTGCTCCTGTACACGCACCATTGCCCAGCCAGATGCGTTGACGATGGCTTTTGCGCCATGCATGCAAATGATGTGATATATATGCAGCTCGTTGCAAGTAATGGCGGCGGTGGTTTCACCTATTAGGAAGATAACGCCCTGTGGGTTGTTTATCTCTACCGCCCCTCTGTCTATGTATATACCGTAACGCTGTGGCGCATCCGTTACATCCAACTCCCTAAAGACTTGCAAGTCTGGGAAATCAAAGCGCAAGCAAACTTCAATAGCTTGCGGTTGCTTTAGTAGCTCTGCAAGCTCGTCTGTAGTCTGCGTGTGTCCATAATCAAACATTCTGCAATCTCTGTATGCAGCCGCCAATGAGTAATTGCGTACTCGCTCTGCTCCATTTATTGCACGTTTGATAAGTTCTGCGTGCTGCGTGTGCATTTTTTTGACAATATCAGCTTTAGATGTTTCCATATATCATCATTATTTCACTTTCAAACCATACAGCGTAATGTCGTCTATCTTATGGTTTAGGTTTATCATGTTGTTCTCAATGGCGTATAACCGCTCGGTGTTCTGTTGTATCATCAGCACGCTCGCAAAAATGCTTCTTGTATTATTTGCAATGAGTTTCGTTGTCTCGTTAATGCTGTATGTATGCCCCTGTATGGCGGTTATGCGTCCGTTGAGTTCATCTATGCTCTCTTGTGATGCGGTGGCTATGCCCTTCCGTGAAGTCTCTCTTTTGTCTTCATCGTCTTTTGGCATGAAGATGGATTTCGCTTTTTCGGGCATGGTATTGAACAAGGTCTTGAATCCAACGCCTACCTCGTTAAGGTCGTTTGAAAAGTCATTCATAGAGTTTCTTACCACATCAAAACCTTTGAACTTTCCGTCATCGGTGTACCACTTCTTTCTGTATTTCTCGAACACTTTTGCCACTGGCTTTTGCAAGTATTCCTGTATGAGCATACGTTTTAGAATATCGGCTACAATGTCGTTTACCTTGCCGCCCCATGCCTTGGCAGCGTCCTCTCCCTTTTTGAACGCTTCAATGAAAGCGTCACCCAATTTGTCGGCTATCTCATCGCTTGTTCCTCCGATGATGTCTTCCACCATCTTATTGACAATTTCTAACGCCTGCCCCCGAAGTTCTTCAATCTTTCGTTTCCATTCTTCAATCTTTCCTTTATCACCTTTCTTTTTCCCACCCTCTGCGTCAATCTGTCTTTGCAACAGAATCTGCTGTTGAGCAATGTTCTTCAGCTGTTCTTTCGCTTGGTCATACTTTGCGCTTCCGAGAGCTTTGCTGGCGGCATAGCCCATGTCAAGATACGTTTTAGCTATCTTCTCTGCGCCTTTCCGCATAATCTTTCCGTCTTTGTCTACGGCTATTGCGTATACACCCCAAGCATCTATATTGCCTTTTATGGCTTTGATACTTTCGAGTGCCTCAGTTCTTGCTTCTTTCAGCTTTTCGTTAACGAGGTCAACGGCTTTGCCTTTCTTTTGTTGAACATCAACCAAATCTTGGTGGCTCAGTTCCCATTGTAGGTTATCTATCTCGTTTTGTAGGTTTTTTATTTGCTCTTCTTTGGAGTCGTCATCGTTAAACATGTTAGCTATCGCCATAGCTACTTGCAGGGCAGCAGATATGATAGTAAGAATGACGGATGCCTTTTCTACCATCTGTATGGCAGTAGATGCCGTAGCAGCAGTAGCAATCATCGCCCCCGAGGACATCTGTACGAGCGTAACGATACCGTTGATCATTGATAGGGTGGAGGTGGCGATTTGCCCTGCCGCACTCAATATTTTACCGACCGTTCCGCCCACGGCATTACCTATCTCTTTGAATGAGTTAGCACATTCGTTGAGCGTCTTGTAAAGGTCTTGCCACTCCTTGATGCTGCGTTTACCTGGATTGAGCTTTGCCTTTGCGTTTGCTTTTTCGAGTGCTTGTCGTGCTTTTGCTGCCTTTGCTCGGGCAAGTGCAAGTTGTTTTTCTGATGCAGCCCCTTTACTTTTATCCTTTTCTAATTTTTTCAGCTCTTCTTCCGCTTCATCTAAAATATCCTTTAACTTCTCTATTGATACATTAGCAATTTCATCACACCACGCTTGATAACTATCTTCACGCTGTGCAAACTGCTCATCCAAAGCAATAAGTGCGTTGTCTCGCTTGTATTCCAGCTCTTCAACGTTTGTCTGCCCTGCTCCTTTCACCAAGGCGTCGTTGCCCCGATTATCCTTGATGCGCTGCCCCTTGCTGTCGTGCTGGTATAACTGCTCTATCTTTCGGCTGTATTCCTCTGCGAGAGCAACCCTTTGCTGCTCGTAACTCTCCGATTCTTTCAACATCTGCTGCAGAGCGTCCCTGTTGGCTTTCAGCTTGTAGTCGTTAGCGAGTTCTGTATACTGTTTGAGTTGTTCTTTCTGTTTGGGTGTAAGGGCGTTTTCTGTAAGCTGCAATGAAGCCTTGTATTTTATTTGTTCTTGCTCTGTTGCTTTAGGGTGTTGGTTGAGCCACTCTTTGACCTTGTTTTCTTTTAACTCATCAATCATTTGTTTTGCACGTTTCTTGTTTTCGTAGATGAGTTTTTTGTAATTGAGAGCTATTTGTAAACGCTGTTTGTCGAAACTTTCCTCCTTAAGGTCTATTTCCTTTTGTCTGATTTCAAGTTCGGCTTCCTCGTTCTGTTGTTCAATCCCATTCTTGTATGCCTGTATTTCTTGCTTACGCTTAGCGATTTCTTCTTTGATGTTGTCCTTTCCCGTGTGTCCCCCTTTACCCCCTTTTGCTGTTTCACCTTTGGTAGTTACACCGCCTTTGCTTTGCTCGGTTTGATTGGCAGCGTCTCTTTGTAGGTCTTCTCCATATACATCATCTATTGCCTTTAGTTCTGCGTCAAGTTCTTTAATGGAGGTCTTATATTCTTCTGTAACTCTTCTCTTAAATTGAAGTCGTTTGTCCTTATTGGTTTCAACTCGTTTGTTAATAGCCATACCTGCGGACATGGAAGTACCGTATGCAAGTGATCGGAACGTGCCACCATTAATCTCTTTATCTTGAGAGAAAGGGTGTAATTTATCTGCCTGCGTTTGCTCTCTTTGGTATTTAATCCTTGCTTCCGCCTTTTTCTTTCCTATCTCTTTGATTTTCTCTTTCGCCCCCTCTAACTCGTATTTTCGCTGTAACTGCGTGAGGTATCCTTTTAGCGCCTTCTCGCTGGCTTTATATTTGCCGGTTGTTTCGTCCAGCTGTGCGTTGTAGTTGGGTATGATTTTGTTCAACTTGTCAACCGCACTTCTTCGCTCATCCAAAGACAGCTTCTCATTCTTAGCCGCCTTGACGAGGAGATCTATCTGCGTTTTCTCATCGCTTGCTTTCTTTGTAGCTTCTTCCTTGATGTCGTTCAGTTTTTCTTGCGCCATACGCACGAAATCCGTTTTTTCTTTGAATATCATAAAGGCAGTTGTTGCTGCTGCTACGACTGTCAGTATTAATCCGAGAGGGTTTGATGCAACAGCGGCTTTCAGTCCGTGCATGGCGGTTGACAGGAGCGTGGTCTTTGCTGCGGCCATGGCTTCCGCATCGCTTAATATTATGCTCTGCATGGCTGCTAATTTCTTTTGTAAGGCAGCTTCCTGCAAAAGGCGGTTGTGTATGGCTATAACCACATTGACGGCTATCATCGCCCCCTTGTATATGCCGTATGCTGCGGTGGTGGTAAGGATAACCGTGCCAATGGTCTTCCAGTGGCTCACAAGGCTTGCAACGGCTTCTATGCTTTCGCTGATAACCCCCTCGGAGGATTTGCCTATCTCGTTGAACATCTGCTCTATCTCATCCTCGAGGTTTGAGAGCTGGCCTGTTATTGATTTGCTCTGCTCTGCCATTAACCCTCCGAACTTTCCGTCCTCTGATGTGAGCGATATGATGGCTTTCTCCACTTCGGGGAAGCCTACTTTGCCCTGTTCTACTAATTCTCTAACCTTATCCTTTGCTACTCCAAACTGCTTTGCAAGCTCATCAGTTAAAGGAATACCTCTATTAAGAAATTGATTGAGATCCTGTGTGTACATTCGTCCCTGCACCATTGTCGTTCCGTACAGATAGGCGAGGTCGCTCATAGGAATTGAAAGCCCTGCTGCAATATCTCCCAATCGGATAAGCGTCTCATTCACCTTGTTGGCTTCTACACCGTATGCGAGCAGTTGCTTAGCCGATTGTGCCACCTCGCTCATGCCAAAAGGAGTTGTAGCAGCCGTCTTGATGAGCTGCCGCATCAGTGTGTCCGCTTTTTGCTTTGAGCCGAGCATGGTGTTGAATGCAATCTCTAATTGTTGAAATTCTCCACGCACGGTTGCCACCTTCATGGCGAAGTCTTTCAGCTGTCCTGCCGCAAACACCCCTGCCATTGCTCCACCGATGCGTTTCATCGTGGCTTCTATAGCGTTACCCTCTGCTTCGGCTTTCTGACCTATGCCGTGCAAAATCTGCTTGCTGCGCTCTGCATCAACTTGCAGCTGTGCGTTATCTATGGTGGCTTGGAAATGTAATGCTCCGTTATCCGTTTGCATGATGTTTCTTGCTTTGTCATTATTCAATTGAGTTAAAGAATCGCTCTACCTCTTTAGCGTTGGTCGGGTCGTCTGCCTGTAAGGTTTCCCCCTTGTCCTGTTTGTGGCTGGCGTACGAGGGGAGCGTTGCTCCTAACAGAATGATGTTTGCGTACGAAAGTTCATATAACACTTGGTTCATCGTGAGGTTAAATCCTTTCATAGCCCCTGCCACTACTGCCCAGGGGCTGTCGCTTTTGTCTCCACTTTCGTCGGCTTCAGTAGATTTACCTCTGTGAGGAAAGTGGTAAGAGCGAAAAAATCCGATAATTCCATGCCTTGTAGAAGTCTTGCAAATATGGTGTTGAGTTGCGAGGGTGTTAACGTGTCGCATATCTCCCTTGCGAGGGTTTGTCCCTTTGTGTGTTGTTTTTTTCGGTGTAATAATTTGTTTAGAAGATTTGAAGACGATTTTGAGCGTGGCTCGTTGTAAGCCTTGGCTCCAAGTATGAGTATGGCGAGTATGTCTGCAATAGCTCTACACTCTTTTGCGTAATGCAGGCTCTCTGCTACGATGTTATCTTGATTTAGTTTGTGATGCGGCAAACGTGTTATGGCGTTTGAAACGCTAATGAGTGTTGCGAGCGTTGGTGGTGCGGCATGGTAGGCCTTATTGCCTATCGTTACCTCCTTACCGCTTTGCAGGATTGTTTCAGCTGCCTGTTGTTCTATCGTGGTGTTCATTCTTGTTTACTATATAATCCCCCTGTATGGTCGCCTGTGGACGAGGTATAAGGTTGTTAAGTGCTGTTATTATCGGGGCGCACGGCTGCTTTCGTATACGCTTTGCCGCACGCCCATGCCGTATTAAATTTGAAAAAGTGATTAGTGGCCTGTTTTTCCTTCACCTGCGTTTTCAATAGGAGTTATAGTCTTTCCTGTTTCGGGTTTCAAGCATTTTGCTACATAATGCAGGACGATACCCTCTGCTGTGGTGTAGTTATCCTCGCATGAGACGCTGGCGCGCGCAATGGAAAAACCAACGGCTTTCGGGCTCTCGGGTATTACCCTAAATTGGTATTCACCCTCTATAATGCCGTCTTTGTCTTCAAATGGACGAGTGTCGCCAGCTGCAAGGAATAGGTCAAACTCCAATGTATAGGTTGAGCTGCCTACACGGCGTGCGATGACCGCACCGCCCTCTTCCTTTGCGAGGTGTTCCTCTCCAGCTTGGGTAGATAGCTTTGTCGTACCGTCCTTGATAGTACCGACATTCTTCCAGCTGCTGCTACCAACAGGGCTTGTTTCAATGTTGCATTTTCCCCATGATAATGTTTTTTCTTTCATCTTCTTCTATGTTTAATGGTTATTGAAATAATTTGAATTCAAGTCTTACAACGACAAACGACTGATTGATGTCAGGGTTCCACGTTGTGTGTATCGTCTGCGACAACTCAAACTGATAACAGGAGACTTCTGCGTTCAGAGAGTCAACCCACGCTTGCGCAAGGGCTTCTATCTCCTCACAACGCTCTCCGTCTTCTGTCAGCGTGCCATCTTTGTAAGGGTCATTGGCAGGAACATAGATATTGATGGTAACAACACCTGTCTGAATTTGTGTCGGGAGCCCTGTCGTGAATATCACAACAGCATCTTCCAATACGCTATCCTTTGGGCGCATACGCTCTCGGTAAACATTCCCCGAAATCATCGTGAAAAGGGTGCTGTCTCGGAGCAGTCTGTAAATGTCACCTTCAATCTGTTTTGATGTCTTTGCCATAACCTCTGATGTCAGATGTTTAATTGTTTGAGTATATCGGGTATAAGTTGCCTTGCTGTCAGTTCGGCACTATCCAATACGTCTAATCCTCTGTCAGCAACATACGAAGCGTAGTTCTTTCCTGCGACCACAATTAGACAGATACCTGTTGGGTATTGGCTGACCAATGACCTTGCATAAGACTTTCCCTCCGCTGCGCCTTTCTGACCCTCAAATATGGGCTTGAAGCCGCCAACCTTTACGATGTGTCCGTTGTCTGCTATCACATACCCAGTTGAGCTTTCAAGGTTGCCTGTCTGATTTTGGTATCTGTGGCTTGTGATGGCAGCGTTTCGGCACTGCTCGCCAACCCAACCGAAAAGCCTAATCAAGGCAGTTTTCCAACGCTTTATCTGCTCTTCGATGTAAGCGTCAATCTCTTGCTGTGGGGTTAATTGTGTGATAGGCATCGTGTATCAGTTATTTGTAGCAAATTCTCTGTATTTTGGGCTTTCTATCTGTGTTGGTATAAGTTATCACCTCAAAACTTTTCAACCCTCACAGAGCATTTTACACCCAAAGTCTGATTTCACACACCGCTTCCAATGGCTCTGTCTGAATGATCGAGAAGTCGCCTAATACCTTGCCCTCGCTGTCCGTCAGCCTGACCTGCTGACCATCAAATGGCTGCTCGTCAATCAGCACTTGGTATGATGCCAATGTGATATGTTCGCTGTTTGAGGTCGCAAGTGAGTTATACTTGTTTACCACATACTGACAAGGTATAGGCTCGTCCCAATCAACGGAAGCAGGTCGTTTGGCATAACCTGTTTTGGGGTCTATGCCACCTCCGCTCTTCTTCCGCTTTATCTGTATAGTTCCATTTGAAATAATCATAGTCGGCTCCCTTTATACCCATAGATAGGTTTAGGCGTTGCGCTGTCATCAGCCGCAAACTCTTCATACAGGCTGTGCGCTTGGTTTCTGAATTGCAGCCGTTGCTCGTCAGAGAATGAATATGATTGTCCGCCCTGTGTCACGTTGGGTGCGAGCGACAACCACATAAGGAGGTCTGCCTTTGCAAGGCAATAAGCCCTGCTTGACAAAACCTCCTGTGTTGCTTCATCTGACAGACAGCAACCCCTGCGAGCCGCAATCTCTTGGATTGTTCGGCTCGGCAGAGGATATAACGTAATACCTATGAGTGCGTTTTGAATTGTAGCCATAACCACTGATGAATGAGAGTTTACCACTCGGTTGCGTCTGTCTTTACATACAGGTTGCGGTACGCTGTATCAAGAACAGGAACGGCATCTGCCTGTCCGATTGTCACCTCGGACTGCGGCTCTGCTGTACCATACTTCTTGATGATGGTGTGCGCACGCTCCGCACGAATGATATTGTCGTTATTCTCTTGGAGAATTTCATACTGCGTTGTACCCAAACGCTCGCTCTCTGTGAGAATGATACGGCAGTCCTCAAATGGGTTGCCCGATGTTTGAGAGCCGTCCGCAAACTCACGAGTGATGGTTTGGTCAATAACTCGCAACTGAATACCATTCAGCCAAGCCTGTTTTGCAAGCATAGAGTTGACCTGTGTAAGGTCGGGTGTCTGTGCCATGCCAACAGCATTGGCGAGGTATGATGCGCAAGCCTTGATAATCTGCTCGGAAGAGCAAATCTTATACAACTCATTGAGGTTGATGAACGCAAACTTGGGGTTCAAGTTCAAGTCCTTTGCAGTCTTTACGAGTTTAACGAGGTCACCGATGATGTCGGCATTATTGCTGTCTTTCCAATCGGTAGAAGTCTTCAACTTCAACTCGTCATACACATCGTAATCAAGGTCAAACTCATTGGCAAACGTGGCATTGTTGGTGGTTGAGAACTCCAACTTTCCTGCGTTTGAGAAAATCTTCCAAGCGATGTATTCCAACTCTGACTGAACGCCATTGAAACAGAAGTCCACATCTTCGCCCCAATACTGCACAAGCTTGATTGCGTCATCGTCCTGTGCAAAAGCAAGGGCTGTCTGATAGTCCTTGATTTCCGAGCGTGTCAGCTCGCGCGATATAGATATAAAAGGAATATCTCCCTTTGCGCTCTCAAAGATTGGTCTGCGTTTGCGGAGGATAGTACCATTGTCTGTATGAATATCAGCAGCGACATTCGACTTTGCAAGTTGGTTCTGCAACGTGCGCCAAATGAAGCCATTGACTTTCTTCACAGGGAAGTGGGTGGCGAAGAGGAAAGGTTTTGCATCAGCGGTATTCAGACGAGCCTGTACCATCTGCGCTGTCAGTCCCTGTATGAGGGTGTTTGTGATAGTTGCCATAATTCGTCTGATGTTTAATAGTTGATGATACCTTTGAGTTTAGAAGCAACGAAATCGGGGAGATTGTTGCTCTTGGTTACACCGATGACCCAAGCATCGGTATTGATATTGTCATTCGGGAGGATTGGCTTACCTGTTCCAACAACGGCAAAAGGCTCGTATTTCAGAGCCGAGGTCGTGGTTGTTGATGAAGCACTTGCTTCTGCGATGAAACCACCGATAGCGATAGCACCGAGTGCTGCATCAATGGTAATCTTGTCAGCGGTCTTTCCAGACCTGTCAATAGCGGTAATCTTTGAAGCCTTATCGCCAACATTGAGCAACACGAAATCGCCCACGTTAAAGAGAGAGCCTTTCTTTACAGCGATGGTTTTTTCGCTTGCTTCAACAGCAGCCGAAACCTCCGCAACTTTTACCACGTGACAGATGCCGTTCACAGGCTGACTAATCACAGCCCCCTCGGGTAACCATTCAGAGCCGAGTTCGGAAGAGTTTACCGAAACACCACCTCTGATGTCTGCGATTTTGTGCATAAACACACGAGGTGTCCGTGTGTCCTTGCGTCTTTGAACTGTCATTCCCATAATTGAGAGAGTTTAATTGTGAAACATTAGAACGGCTGACCTTGACCGCCCACAGGTGTATTCTCACGATGTGCGATTGCTTCCTGTTGCTCCTTTGTCAGTTCGTTCTCATTCTGATTTCCGCCTTTTGCAGACGGTCTGCCGAACACAGCACCTTTCGAGTTAATGTCGTTTGCGATGCCGTCCACCTCTGCCGTGATGTCGGTAACGAGCGAGTTAAACTCGTCATCTGTCAGCGTGTCAAGAGAGATACGCTCGTAAGGCTTGCGAAGTGTCTCGGGCAACTTGGAAACGATTGTTGAAATCTGCTGTCTTCGGGTTGAGGTGATGTTTGCACCCTCCATTTTGGCGATGCGCTCTGTCAGAGCCTTATTCTGCTCCAAAAGCGTCTTTGCCCATTCGGGAGTTTGGTCTGCACCCCCTCCTGTGGGAGGAATGGTCGGGCTCGGCTTATTCGGCTCGCCCCCTGTGTTATCTACTTTTGCGCCATCCTTCAAGCCGTATTTTGTTTCGTAGCCGTGAACTGCAGTTTGTGCGGCTTCCGTTGCTCGGCTGTCAGCATAGCCATCAATAACTTGCTGCAAGGTAACACCGTCCACAGCGGTTTTTACCTGCTCTGCTGTCGTTGCAGTCTTTGCCAAATTTTTGGCTATCCTGCTTAATACTGCATCGCTGACCCCCGTAAATTTGGCTTTCAGCGAATTGAGAATTTCTTGATATAACATAGCTATGTTTGAATTAACTAAATAGTTTACCTTGCAAAAATAGAAAATATTTTCCGAAGTGTTTGCAATACAATCGTTAAATCTTTCTTAATCACAATAAACGTGTATTTTATCAATATTTCAGCTTATCAATGTTATATGATGTTAAAATAGGGTACAAATCAACCAATCAGTTAATTTTTCTTCTGAAAAGTGTATTATTTGTAAAATACTTCACTTATCTTTGTGTCATCAAAGTTAAATCAGTGAGTATCAACGATTAAATAAAAAGAAAATGAACGCAACACTTGCATACAGCACAACAGAGATTAACCGCAACTTCAAAATCAAGGTCGCAGGGTTTAATGACGATACGAAGAAACTCAACACCCTGGTTGGGGTTAGCGGTCTTGTGAAGCTCATCGGAGAGGAACTCGCCAACAAGTTTATCAAGCGAGCATTTGAGAAATCAATGTGGGAGGATAAGACGGTGTGCAAGTTGCGCAGAGGTCTGAAAGTAACATTCTATAATTTTTAATCACGGGAGGAACGAATAATGATTACAGACAACGCAATGATAGAGGGCGCATACCTCGCAGGGTTTGAACCCTCAAATGATAATCTGACAGGCGAAGCCCTGTTAAGAGAAGCAGAAGAGTATTTATTCACAATAACATTCAAATAACGAGATTATGAACGCAATTCAGACGCAGCCGACCATTCAGCAAGGCTTGAACGAGGTCGTGATGAACAAAGTACAGAGAATGATTGACGGCAAAGCCATTGGCGTGCAAGCAACTATGCAGCGTCTTATCAACGAGGGTAAGATTGCGCAGGACTACATCGCACCGCTCGGTGTGAACCTCAAGGCGAAAGACCACGAGCCTGTCATCACCTTTACAGGCGAGAACCACCTGTTGATGAATATGCCCGATGGGCAGTTCACGATGCACGACAACGCAATCGGACAGATGGCTGACCGTATGGGTATTCCGCAGAGATACCTCCGCCAACTCGCATCGGGCGACCCTTGGGCAATAGCCCTTGCAGCCTATGTGTTGAACCAACACTCGGATTGGACGCAGCGCAGCCGTGTATTGGTTCGCACGGTCGGGTCACAGGTCAGAGGTATTCTCTCGGATAGTTACCGCAGACTGAACTCTGTTGAGATACTGACCGCCTTTGTGCAGGAAGCAGCAGGGCAAGGGGCTGTCATCAGCGATGCCTACATGAACGACACCAAGGTATGGGCAGAAACAATCCTCCCGACACCGATAACCGTGCCGACCAAGAACAATGGCGATGTCATCATCTTTGCAGGGGCAAGGTTCAGCACCTCCGACTATGGGGACGGAGCAGTTGATATGCGAGCATTCCTCTTGAACGGAGCGTGCTTAAATGGCATGGTCAGAGAGAGCGTAATGAAGCAAGTGCATCTTGGAAGCAAGTTGCCCGACAACCTCGCCCTGTCACAGCAAACCTATGAACTTGACACCAAGACCACGGTGTCCGCAGTCAAAGACCTAACCAAGGGCTTGTTTTCAAAGGACAACCTCATGGCAAAGGCTGTTGAGATACAGGAAGCAAGCGAGGTTGAGGTTGACTTCAACAAGGAACTGAAACGCCTTACCTCCAACGGAGGGCTTCTGAAACAGGAGGGTAAAGAGGTTGAGAAGATTTTGATGCGCAACGACCCCGATGACGGAGTGCAGGGAGGGGCTACCCTTTGGAAGCTGACACAGGCAATCACAGCCCACGCAAGAGAACTCACACCCGAGCGAAGCCGTGAACTTCACGAATTATCGGGTCAACTCCTTAACCGTGTAAGAGTAAACGCATAACACACCCAACGACCCACAGAGGGGTTCTAAATCGTTCTGTGGGTCATCTTTTAATCATCAGACACAATGGAAAATAAAGATTTCATCATTAAGCAGAACTGGGAGAATGACGGTATGCTCGTTTGGCACAATGCCAAGACAATCAACCGATACAAGGAACTCTGCAACGAGCGCAACACCTGTGACCTGTCAAAGTTTGATATGTTCTGCGCTTTCAGTAACGAGCAGTTTGCAAAGAACAGCAAGACAATTCGCCCGCTCAGAGAGGGAGAGAAGTATGTCGCCTTTGGAGCAGGGGTGTATGGCACACGTGATGGTATTGAGAAGTATTTGGCTTTCTCTCGCAACATCAGCAAGCGCATAACCGAGGAGTGCGACCCGCAGGAGGTGTATTGTTACGAATACAACAACTATGAGAGTTTTATCGGTTTTGATGGCGATGTGGATGCAATCAGATTGGTTGCTGACTATTGGGGTTGGGAGACAGCAAGGAACATCAAGCGTTTCTCTGTCTTTTACTCTATCGAAAGTCTTATGTCAGATAATCAGAAATAACCGAATACGATAACCGATTTGCTTATGTTGATTACCGAATAAGATAAGCAAACATAACCGAAGATAAGCCTAAAGTAAAGTAAAGAAAAGAAGAGTAAAGTAAAGGATATATTGGTTATAGTAATAACCATATAAAGACTCTCTTACGAGAGTATGGCGACACCGACAATGGGTTATCTTGGGTTCGGTTATGTTCGCCAAGATTTCACAGGCGGTTAGAGCCAAAAACAGAGGGCGAAACCCAAAATGACTTGGGCGAGCCGATTTTGAACAACTAAATTCACAATAAAATGGCAAAGAAAACGTTTGACCAAGAGAAAGCCGAATGCCTTGTGCAACACGTTATGGGTGCAATGCTTGGCGATGTATCGGATAGTGGCGATGAAAATGTCGTGAATTGGAACTTCCCAATGCATGGCGATGTTGAACTGATAACAGACGAGGACGAATGACGAAATCAAGCATTTACAAAGTTGCGTTCAAAGCACCGCCCCTGTCTGATGATGACAGAACGGAGTTTTTCTTCACCTCCCTGTCTGCAATCTTCGACACGTTCACGCCCGACCAAGTGGGCTGCAAAGTGTCTCGGCTGTGGAACATCGGAGTGTCGCAGGGTCAGCCTTATGTCGGTCGGCTCTGTCAGATAACCAAGGAAGAGATAACAGCAAAAACGCAAAAGAACCCCCGTGAGGGTCGAAAATCTTTTAAGTGATAAACTTATACCACCCTACATAGGAAAAGCACACAGCGGTCAAATAACGAGCAAATAGGTTGTATTTTGATTACCTTGCAGGGTGATTAAATCAAGAACGATATGACAGACGAAGAAATAAACCAAAATTTAGATTTCATCAAGAGGTCTATGGATAGATACGAAAAGGAGAAAGCAAGCCGCTCTCCCGAAGAGGAAAAACGGCTTGAGAAAATGGCAGAGGAAACTCGGCTATGGGAAGATTGGACGGATTGTGACCCTGTGACCAATGCTAAATCTCGGTCAAATGAAAAACAATCTGACCGTTAACTTCTGACAGCCTATCGTATCTTAGGCGCATACCCTTGTCGAATAGCAATTCTCGCTGTTCGGGAAACTTTGAGAACTCACTTATCCGATGTCCTGTCTTGCTCTTTATGACAAGCAGAACATCGGTTTCGTTTTTCTTTATCCTTTGGGCTTTCTTATCCATCATCGCCTGTATTACATCGAAGTCGTCACTCGTTGAAGTGAACCCTTGAAAAGAGGTCTCGGCTTTACTGACCGCCTGTTGCTTCCACGCTTCGAGGTTTGTCTTATTCAAACGGATAGTGCGATAAACGGTCGCTTCCTCTGTTGGGAGTTTTGAGAGAGCCGAAGATAGCAATTCAGAGAACGCAACGTTAAACTCTGACAGGCTGTCTTGCATCAGTTCTTTGTTGAGGTGGCGAAAGTCTGATACATCGCCCCTTGTGTACTCTATCAGCGCAGCCTTTTCGGTGTTCTTGATGTCGGGATATTTCTTATCAAGAAACAGGGCGAGACTTTGTTTCATCGCAGGGCTTGTGTGGTATGCTCTCGTGAACTTCTTTTCAGCAGCCGAATACACCCCGACACGGAAGTCTGAAACGTATTGTGGATTGTCACGGACAAAGTAAGGCATTGAAGCCCAACCCTTGGCACGCTCTCTGTTGTCGTCAATCCATTTGTTGAATACATCGGGAATAGCGGACACCTTGTTTTCGCTCTCTGACAGCGGCTCCTCGCCCTGTAAGATGCGTTGCGTGTCTCTGTTCATTTCCTCTCTCGTTTTTAAGATTGTGAGAGCGTGGCAGCGACAATGAGGATGCCATCCAGTCCACTTAAAGTCCTTTGGGTAACGTCCTTTAAGATCGTCACAAATATCTGGCACATGATTAGTCTTTGGTGGCTCTATCAGAATGCCTACGACAAAGTCCATATTTTGCCAGCGTAAGTAGTCAGCTGTGCGGTAAGCAATGTTTGTCTCTGTGGCTGCAAGTCTTCGGGCATTCTTGTAACTGCTCCGATACACGCCCTGCCCTGGGTGAAATTCAGCTGCACGCTTGGATAGTAGGAGGTTGCCGTCCTTATCCCTTACCCTGCGGAAGAGTTTGTCGGGGTGTTTGAGGAACGTGCGGAGTTGTCGGGACATTTCATCTGCTGACAGCCCATCACGAATGCCGACATCAAGCCCCAACTCTATCTCGTCTTTGAATTGGTTGGTATAGTTCCACACCCTGTCAGACAGGCGCAACCCTGCAACCTTTCGTTGCGTGAACGCTTCCAACGCTTCGGGGTTCGATGAATAGTATCGCCTGTATGCAGCCTGTGGCAGTTTCCCCACGTTGTCTCCGAACACTTGATTACACAATTCGTTGTTTTTATTGTTTGCAAGCGTCCATTCAGAGTGCACTCCATTCACAATTACCGTCTGTAACCCCAATTTTAGGCTCTCTAACAGCGTTTCGATGCGTCTTGCGGTTGACGGATAATCTGCGAAAGAAAACGCTCTGTTAGGGTTGATTTTGTGTATAGACACACCAATAGCAGCCGCCTCGCGAGCGGCTGTATTGTAAACCTCGTCTATCATTGCTTGATATGACAGGAGGTTTTTGAGGTGCTGTCGTTCCCATTTATTCAGTCGGGGCATCGTCTTTCTTGGTTCGTTTAACGAAATTCTCGCATTGCCAATCGTTCAAGAACTTGCACCACTTGCCGTTGGAATAGAACGGACAGCGACACAAAATCAGATGACCGTCCAATGCTTCGCTGTGCCAATCATACGAATGCTTGCAGTCGGAGCAATGGTATTGGGCAATGTTCTTCTTTGCGGTTCGTTTCTGTCTTGCCATAGTTGGTTCAATGTTTAAGTCTTACATACTCGCCCTTGCTGATGCTGTTATACGTTTGCTCTGACACACATACATGGCGAACCATAACGCTGTCAGCAACCCATAAGTTCTACGTTTCGGGATAGTGAACTCTGCGTGTCGGGCATTGTCTCATTAACAGATACAACCACAGGACTAACAAAATCTTCTTGGTCATCACTCTGTCGGCATCTGTTGGAATATATCAACCTTTCTCTGCTTCTGTTCGGCAATCTCTTGGAGTGTTTTATCCACATCATCAGAGTGTCCGTAACGCTCTATACTCTCTCGCTGCGACATAATAGGCTCGCCACCATTGGCATTCGTCAGATTATTAATCTCGTCCGCTTCATCTGTGATGGCGAAAGGCGTAATCTGCATATCCACTTTCAGAGCGTCAATGTCGGCTGCATAACTCTGACCAAGAGCAACCTTTAAGAATGTCTTGACCACATTCATTTCACGGTCAAAGAACTCAATCAGTCTGCCGCTCTCGTCCTTGACTTTGAGTTGGGCATCAATGAACATCTGCTTGCGGCTCTCGCCCGATAGTGCCTGTTGCGACATCTTGTCGTATGACCAATCGGGAAGTTGAAGTTGGGTAAAGAACAAGGATCGCAGTTGCTCAACAAAGAATTTGAGGTTTTCAACGGCTTGCGTCCAAGTCACATATTGAGCCGTGCTTCCCTTGGGGTATTGCATAATGCTTCTGAACTCCTTGTTAGGAGATTTCTCGTCTCCATAGGAAATCTGCTCGTCAGCGAACACGACAAACAAAGGCTTGCTGTTCTCTCGGAGATAGTTGCCGTTTCGGGACAATGCCCACTCAATCTCGTAAACCGTCTTTGAGGTGTCCTCCCAAATCGGGGTCGGTCGCCACACATAGACAGCAGGGATTTTGCCGAGGGTGATAGTTTCGTTCTCAACCTCTTGCCATTCGCCTGTGAGGGTTGACCACTTGATGTGGCGGTCGGCAGTATAGGTGTCGAAGTATTGAACCAACTTACGCCCTGTCTTGCGTGTATAGCCCACCGACATTGCTATCATATCTCCGTATTCATCGAATAGGGGATAGAGGTCATCGCCAAGCATCGGAGAGAAGTTGCGACAGCGGAACTTCAGAGGGCTATCGAAGCCGTACTGATTGTTGCGGTCTTCCATTGCATACCACAGGGTCAGCACCTCGCACCCTGCAAACAGCATATTGCAACGCTCATTGTTCACGCTGTCAATGCGGTTGCGGTCATAGATTGTTTCGATGTATGATGCAATCTTTTTCTGTCTGTCATTTTCGGGCTTATACACTCGCTTGACAGGAATACCGCAGACCAACTCGGACATACGCTTGGTGGCGAGCCGTTGGAGGTCGCAAGTGATGCGTGTAACGTGTTCCACACCCTCGTCTGTTACAATGTCGGGATATTTGGCTTTGTTCATGACAGGGTGCTTGCGTGGGTCAAACTCTCGGTTCAGTCCATAGCGACCGCCCCACAGAGGGACGCAGATTGTCTTTTCTTTCAATGCGGATATTTTCTGTTCCGCAGAGTTGCTTGATTGCAATATTTCTTCGATAGTCATCAGAATGTATTATTTGGTTTTATTGTCATCGTCTTACCATTCGTGCGAGCCTGTCAAGGTCAATCTTCTTTCGGGTGCTGACAGGATAGAACGTGTTGGCGAGAGCATCGAAAAGGTCGGGGCTTCGCCCGATACGCTTCTTGATGTCGTCCTTTGGCTCTATCAGTATGCGCCCATCAGAACGGAATGACCACCTAATCTCCGTGGCTTCCTCGTCAAACCTATCATCGGGTGGGAGCATTGCGCCTGTGTCATTCTTGGGATTGAGCCAATCACGGACACACCAAAACAGATAGGCTCTCATATTCTGGAAGCGATACTGGCCTGTGAGGTCGGTAAGTTCTCTGTCATTATGTGCTTTTGCTCCCTCGCTATACTTACACGAAATAATGTGCTGTTCATCGTCCAATTCAAGACAGCGAGAGTAAACACCTGCGCCCTCTCCAATGGTATCAATGCTGACAAACATTGTCGGGTCAAAGGTGCGTCTGTGGACTATCTGTCCTGCGACTTTCATATGGTCAGCCTGTCCTCCCGAATTGTGAACATCAAACGGAGCGACCCAAGAACCCTTGCGCTCGCAATAACAAGTGCTATCTCGTCCCATTCCTGCCACGTCGACACCAAGAACCCTTGGCTCTGATGACAGAGGCTCCTTGCCCGATGCCAACCGCCACCTTTCGTGTGCCAACTCCAACCACTGCATAGGGATAAGCACATCATCGCTGACCTTGGGAAACTTGCCCAATACTTTCTTTCTGAACAGGTCTTCGGGACGATACCACTTGCCCTCAAATTGGAAGTCGTCCAACTCTTCCTGTCTGTCACTCTCTGATATAGGCGTACACCAATTGCGTATCTTATCCACCACCCACTCGTAATCCACTTGCCCTGGGATAACCAAGCGTTTCTGTGTCACGTTGGGTGCTGTCAGAGAGTTAAGTTGGAACTTCGTCCATCGGTCGCCCTTTTGAGAGCGTGCCGCATAGCCAACAGGAGTGTTGGGGTTGAACACAAGTAGAATACGGCTGTCGCCCTGCAAGTTACCCTCAACAGCGGCAAACGTATCGTCTCCAATACCTGTTGCTTCTGTCACAACGAACATCGTGTGTACAGCGTGAAAGCCCGACCACGCTTCGTGGTTATGCTCATCGGCTTTGAAGCCTGTAAGAAACCACTCGTCATAGTCGGTGCGTATGTTGTAAGCGTTGAGCCTACCGATTAAGTCAATGCCCTTTGCCTTGGCTCTGTTGAATAGTCGGCTGATTTCGGGCATCATGATATTCAGAACCTGTCGGTCTGTCGGGGCTGTCAGAGCAACCTTTGTGTTTTCGGCAAGTTCTATCTCTCCGTTGGCGTTTCTTCTCCAACGAGGGGTAAGATACATGAAACACATAGCGGCACAGGCTGCAACGAAATCCTTTCCTCTCGCTGTTCCCGATGCAACAGATGTGCGCCTGTTGAACTGAACGGAGCGGAGGATGGCTTGCTGCTCTGTGTCAAGGGTAACACCAAGTGCCTCCTGTGCGAAGCGTACCCAATCCCTGCGCCACGCATTCATCAGACTTATGCCTACCTTGTGTTCTATGTCGCTTATTTTTGTCATTTGTCAAACTTTCGTAGAATAAACTCATTTTACGGCTCTCTGTGGGGCGTTCTCTCCGCGTTGTGATAACTTATACTGCACAGATGTAAAAACGCAACAGAGAGCGGATAATCGTGTAAATCGGGGTTGCTATTGTCTGATGTGATAACCAACAGACAGAGAGGAAGCGCAACCCTTGTAGTTAGACCCTATATGGTTTACACACTCGTAAGAGTAAGTAAACCTTAGTGGGTCTATATGCCACGACTACCCATCTCCCTGTTGCTCGGCATCGTCTAATAGTCCGCTTTCAATCAAGAAGGAACTGAATGAAACGCCACCGCTGATGTCTTTCTTTTCGGGCGCATACAAACCGAGGAGTTTTCTGCGCTCTGCTAATTGCTGTCGGATTTCGGAGATATAGGCAGGGTTGCCCAAACCTACTACATTTGTGCGTTGCTCTTCAACGCTGTATGTCTCAATGGCATTGTCTCCCTGCTTCTTATCCTTGCTTTTGGTTGGCGCACCTCTGCGTGTGTTGGTGGAGCGGAAATAGTCCTCTTTGGATTTTTCCCATTGTGACCATAATTCCCTCACGGTATCATCAATGCGTGTAAGTTCCAATTGGAGGGCTGCGTCCATATCTTCCAACCGATACTCTCGCCACTCTTCCAAGAGGGTCTTCACATCGGCATGAATGGTCTGCAACGAATAGGCTTTCAAATCAAGCCGTTTCATTACCTCTGCCTGTATCTGTCGGTATGAATGACCTCGCTTATACATAGCCGCCACGATTTCAAGTCGGGCGAGTTTTATCTGTGATTGTTTCTTTCTCTGTGGTTTACTCATCGTAACTTATAGATTGATTTGAAACGCTTGCATACTTTCTCTGCAATGGCTCTGCTTGGGTAGTGCTTGCTTCCGAAGCAGTCTTGCACGAACCACCTGTATAACTCTCTGTCAAAGGTCAGCCGACCGATGTAATAACCGCACCTGTCGCAAAGCACTTGCACCTCGTCTGTGTCAGAGCCACCCCACCTGTTATACTTCTTGTGGTCAAAGTCAAAGTCCATAACATAGTGGCGGTCAAAAGCGTGCTTGGCTTCCATACATCGTTGAACGTATGCTTGGTTGTGTCTGACCATACCGAATGCCCTGCGGAACAGATACAGGTCAGCACACTTATAGCAAGAACCGCAGCAATCGTCCAACACGCAATCAGAACCGTATTTTCTCACGTTAGAGCGATGTATCATCGGCTTACGATAGTCTGGTGTAATACACGTTGATAACAGCGAGACCAACCCTTTATCGCGTTTATACACGGTGTAAAAGGATTGGAGGTTATCGTGAATGTATGCCAGATACCGATAATGCGGTATGATGTCCTTACAGAAGTGGTTGAACGCTCGTATCATATCGAAGCTGTCAGACAGGTCGTAATCAAGCGAGCCGTGGGTGCTATTCTCTTCAAAGATGTTACCCAAGCCAAAGGCGGTTGCTCCGTGCTTTGCGCCAAGGTCTATCAACAGGCAGAGAATGAGAATGTTTTTGAGTGGGTGTTCGTTGTATTCCTTGTTACCGCTGATGTTAATCTTGACTTCCATAATCGGATAGCCGATAGCATCAGCAACAGCGTATGCGTGTCGCCTTTCAGACGGTAAGGACTTATTCACTCCACTCACATATACGAGGGTTGGCTTATAGCCCTCCTGTTCGGCTCGTATGGCTGTCGCAAGGCAATCCTTGCCACCGCTGAATGCGATGAAAGCCTTGTTACCGCTGCACCCCGACAGACTGCCAAACTCGAATTGCAGGTCATTATCGGTGCTGTCGGGGGCAATGGTAAGCAGTGTTTGTTTTGCCTTTGCGTTTACGATGTTCAACACACGAGCGAACCGCCCGTCAACAGCAAGTCGTGTCGGCAGGGTCTTGACGCTGTATAACTCATAGAATGGCTTGAAATACTGCGTCAGTTTGAAGCCGCTCGGTATGTTATTCAGAAACTGCATTATCGGTGTCCTCCTCTTTGGGGATATAGTTGTCAATTATCGTTTTAAGAGCCTTCTGCTCGTCATCAGTCATTTCTATTGCAGGGAACTCGTTTTTGACCTGTGTCGGGTCGCCCTTAAAGAACACCAACACGTTTTGGTGCATCTTGGCAACCTTTCGGGTCTCCATATACTTTTGCGCCCTCAATGCAACGGAAGAGGACATTTCGATAAGGATAAGCTCGTTATACAGGTGCGCCCCTGCTTCCTTGAAGATGCGCTTCACATCGCCCCCGAAGTCATAGTAAGCACCATTGGCTTTGCTGCGGACATCGCCCAACACGACAACAGCGAAGCGGTTAGGTTTCAGACAGGTGTATGCAGCCTTGAAAGCCTTGTCAAGTATGGAGATAAACTCCTCGTATGAGCCTTGGTTGCTTGCATCGTTCGAGAGGTCAGAGTAAACCTCCAAGTCAAAGTATGGCGGACAGGAGAAGAGCAAGTCTTGACTTTCGGGTTCAAAGTGGTTGGCGACATTCTGACCGTCATCGCATACATAACTGATAGGCAATCCACGCTCGGCAATGACCTCGTTGTTGATGTCCACTTGCTCCTGTCTTAACTCAACACCCTTGAACTCATAGCCACACATGCCGAAGACCAAGCCTTTCTGTGTGTCTCCTGCGAAGCAGTCGAATATCTTTGCACCCTTGTATGGAGTGAACCACTTGCAGAGGATTTCAGCCAACACAGGGTCGAAGAGCGACACACCTGTTGACAGCACCTTTTGCGCTTCCTTTTGCTTGACCTCTTCGGGAACATACTTTTCCAAATATTCCTTGAAACTGATGCCAAGGGTCTTGCGATGTTCGGCTGTCTTTGTGTATAGGTCTTTGTATTGCAACTCCACAGACTGAACGAGTTTACCCTGTCGGCTCTGCCCCATATCTCCGATGGTGTTGCGCCACATCTTCTTGCGTGCTTGCCAATAGCCTTGTCTGCTGTCAAGGATTGAGAATGGCGGTATGATGAATATGTCGTTCAATGATTGAGGTTGAGAGCCGCTGCTTGCACCCCCTGCGCCTGTGTCATCAGAGCCTCCCCAATCGGGGTTGGTGTCCCATAAGTCCATACCCCAATCTTTCAACTCGTCCGTGTCCCATTCGTTGGCAAGCATATCCATATCCCACTCACCGAAGCCTACGTTATCCTTGATGATGAACTCTCGCTGCTCGGCTTCTGTCAGTTCCGATGCCTTGATGACAGGGGCGGTCGGGCTGTCTTGCCAACGCTCCCAATACTCAATGAGAGCGTCTTGCTCCGCCTGTGTCTTTTTCTGAAAGTCCTTTACCGAGGAAAGTCTGTCTTTCAGTTCATTGGGCTGCATATCTGCAATAGCCATCAATGCCCGATAACGCATATTGCCACCGAGGGCAACCATCGTGTTATCCACGACAATAGGTCGCAACTCCAACATCTTAGGGAGAGCGAGGATAGAGTTTACAAGTTTATGAAACTTGTCATCAGATATGATGCGAGGGTTCGCACTATTCACTTCTATCTGTGAGAGTTTTACGCTTTCTGTATTCATTTGAAATATTCTTTTAGTTTATCACTCGTTTTGTTGGTTTTGACCGTATAAATCTTCTGATGAGCGCAGGGCTGTAAGGCTTCCTTTGCGTGAATAAGTCCGTCTGTGTCAGCCAACCCCATATTCAGATAAACAGAGGCTGTTGCGCTCTCACAGACAGCGTTACAATCAACCCACTGCATTGCAGACCCGACATCGTTCTGTCCGCTGTGATAGTTGCGCACACGTTGCACGATGATGTATTGCTTGGGTGCGAGTCGTTCCAACACAGAGAAGCATTGCAGAGTTTCGCCAATGACAATGCTTCGGGTGGTAACGTATGCTTCGGGTGCAGCCTTGTAAACGTGCCATAGATTGGTTTGGTCGGCACTCTCATTATAGGCTTCCTTGTATCGCTTTGCCCAATCACGCACGATACTTTCTATCTGTGGGTGTGCGCCTGTCGTCAGAGAGTAACCGCTTGCCTTGGTTATGCGCTTAGTCAGATTGCGGAGTTTGCGGTATTTAGAGCCGCACATAGCCGTTCCGTGTTGGGCTTGGTATAAGTATTCGTTATTGACAGGGACAAAAGGTCCAGTGCCGTCTGAACATATATTGCGAGGTATGCGGTATCGGTTGATGTCCTCTGTTGTTACACGGAGTGAGATGCCGACTTTGAGAGCCGCCAACATAACCGAAAGTTCGTCCTGTGTTGAGCCTGTCAGAGATATAGGACAGATAGGCATTTGCACCCCTGTCTTGCCGAATATCTGCGTGCGCTTATACACCACCAACACCTTGCCGTGGTTGGCTCTAATGATGTTATAATAGCATTTACCCATATCAAGCAGAACACAGACGGGCTGCATATAACGTGGGTAAACATAGTGCTTAGCTCGTTCCTCATAGCAAGTGGCGAACACCTTGAAGCACTCCATTGTCGCAGGGCGTAAACCTGTCAGTATCTCTGCTGTTGTCGTCTGTCAATCGTTTGTAATACAATCACTTTTCGGGCTGGTAATCTCCGTTGATAGCCTGTCGGAGCAAGTTAATGGTCGCCATCTTATACAGGTCATCGGGCGTGGTTCTGAACACTCGCCAACCCATTAGTGTTGCTGTGTTATACTTTTCCATATCCCCAAGAAAGCCTTGCGCTCTAACATGCCGTCCGCCTGTCCATACACCGCCCTCCACTTCAAGTGCAATCTTGTGTTCGGGTATCGCATAGTCGAACCGCCACTTTCTCTTGGGATGGAACTTATGCTCTTTCACGCAATCCACCTTTAGGTCAGTCTTGCAAATGGTCGTAAACACGTCCTTTATTTGTATGGAATTTGACCGCTGTCGGGTTCTTTTGCGTGTGGTGTATGTTTTATCGGCTGTCATATCGAACGGCTTAATGTGGGGTTGTAAATCGGTTTAAGACAGAGCAGGGTTGTGAAGCCCTGTCCTGTCTGTCTCTTGTGATAATGTCAGTGTATTAGAACGGCAAGTCCTCGTCTTCGGGTGTCATATAACCATTGACTTGCATCTGCTCATATTTGCGCTCCAACTGATGAAGCCCTCCGATGATAGGCTGCGCCTTTCGCTCTTCCTCTGTCATCTTCTCGTAAACCTCCTTGTCATACGACACCTTGATGCAATGCGTGTCGCTGAATTTGGGGTTCTGCATTTCGATTGCTGTCATATTCAGATAGCACCCCTGCTTGCCAAGGAACAATCCGCTGTCATCAATAGGAATGCATAGGCATCGCTTGGTGGCGGTCTTGCCCTTGATGTTCGTTACAAATGCCCCCTTGACCTTGAGGAGGTCTGCTTTGATAGAATAATTTGCCATACTTTATGAAAATGTTTTGTCGGTATGCTTATACCGAGGTTTGAAATATGTGCGTTTGCACCCTCTGTGAGAGCTTGTTTTTGAGCGAGTTCTGAACCAATAAGGCTTTCGATAAGTCGGTCTGTATGAGAGCCTTTTACCACAAACATTACAAATGTTGTTCATCTGTATCATTTGCGTGCGGTTGGTTGTTGTCTGTTTCTTTTTCCTCATAGTTGAGTATGATGTTTGGTGGTGTGTCGTAATCTGTTCGCTTGAAATGAATACTATTCAGAAAGAACCCTGCTTCTCTGAACTGCTTGTCGCACGCTTCCATGAAGTGTCTGACCTCATCTGCTGTAATCTTCCGTGTCATCAGTCTGTGGTGTTGAATGGTTGTGAATGTTATGATGTCAGAAAGGGCAATCCTCGGTTGGCTGTTCCATGATGTCGTCCCAATCAAATTGAGCAGCCTCCATAGCATCTTTCTCTTTCTGTTTATGGTCTTCTATTATATGGTTGGTGTTGTCCCACACAGGCTCTACATTCGGTGTGTATGGAACATATCTACCATTATTGAGGTTGTATTTAAACAGAGCCGTGCCAACCTCTCCGAGGTGTCGGAATTTCACTTTCTGAACGTGAACCTCCACCGTGTTCTCAACCCTGTTTCTGTGGACTACTATTCCGAAGTCCGTCTTGTTGTAAAAGTGCGCTGAACCGCTGATGTCGTAAAGTGTTGGTGCTTCAATCACACCGTCTTTGTTCTTCGTCTGCTTGGTCGGGTGTGCCATAAGGATAACAAGCACATCGTTCTGTTGGGCAAAGTTGGTCAGACGGTCAAGCTGTCGGGATATATACTTTGTCTCGCTCATTCCGTCACTCTCATCTTTAAGCCTGTTGTATGGGTCAATGACAAGAGCCTTGATGCCTTTTCGTCTGACGAGGAACTTTGCTTTTTCAAGGATTGTGTCAAGCCGATAATCGTCTTTCGGGCTGATGAAAAAGAAGTTTGTTTCAATGTGTTGTTTGACCTGCTTATACTCTCCGTATGTCAGATGCTGCTTGTCGAACTTCTTGCCTGTGAACTTTTCTATCAGTTTGGATGCGTGATAGGCAAGCGGAGCGTTTTCGGGAGAGAAGTATGCGAACCGCCACCCATACCGCATATTCAACCGCTCGGCTATCTCGTCTATGAACTCCGATTTACCGCTGCCTGGAATACCTGTCACGGTACACAAGCGTTTCGTTTCAAAGGAACACAAGCGGTCAAAGCAGTCGTGACCAATCGTAACACCTTTCTGCATACCGTGTTCAAACAGCGCATCAAGGCTTTCCTCAAAGTCGCTGACCGTGAACACACCCTCCATCTTGATTTCGGGGGCGGATATGATGACCTGTTTAAGGCTCTCACGACCGAACTTTTGCAGATGCTCGTTAGCGTCCTTACAGCCCTCTCCGTATTCCAACACACGGCAACGCTCCGCACCAAAACGCCTAAGCAACTCGTCCCTTAACTCTGTCCCCTTGGTGTCTGTGTCAGAAGCGATGTATATCGTTTCCTTATCGTCAAAGTAATCTTCGATGAAGTCATCAAGGTATTCAAGGTTGGCATTCGCCCCATTGGGAACGCTGACCACGTTATGATAGCCAATCTCATAGAATGACAGAGCGTCCATTTCGCCCTCTGTGATGATGCACTCTTTCAGCCCCTTGATGCAGTCAATGTTATAGGGGATAAGTTGCGCACCCGAACAGAGTTTGAAGCATTTGTCACCTGTGCGGAACTTGGTGTTAATCAACTCTCCGTTCAGATAATAGTTGAACTGCACCGTGTTAGCCTGTCCGTTCTTCTGTGGCATCCATTCCATACCCTCTGTGACCTTACAGGCTTCGAGGGTTTCTTTGCTGATGCCACGCCCTTTGAACCAAGCAAGAGCCTTGTCTGACAGAGAGCCGTTTACCTGTCTGTGTTCGGGCTTCTTATAGACAGGCTTTTGCTTGCGCAGTCTGTGAGGATTATACCACGGCTGCTGTTCCATCCACTTGCGCTTACCCTCTGGGCTATCGTCAAAGTCTGAAACGTGTATTGTTCCTCCCCAACCGCAATAGTGGCAGTTCCACACCCCTTTGTCAAGGTCAACGGACAGGCTCTTGTCACGCTTGTCTCTTCGGGTTTCGTGGCATTGGGGACAATAGGTCTTGACCTTTCCCGACCGCTTGCCGAATGGTATCTGAATACCGAAATCGCTGTAATCTTTTGTCATCTGTCAATCTCTTTTCTATGGGTAGAGTAACCTTTCTTGAAGCCCTCAATGAAAGCCTGTGAACAGATTGCTTGCAGAGCAGCCCCACAGGGGCAATGATTGCATTTCGCACACGCACGGCTGCGTCCATTGGCAATCTTGGCTTTCATTGCGAGCGAGAGTTTCTTTTCCTGCGTCATAACATTATCCAATTTTGACTTTCAGCACTCCATTGATACTTTTCTGATGGGCGTGGCGGTGCTGACTGCGGTATATTGGCGCGTCCCGACCCGTATGTGCGTCTTCCGTCCTGTGTAATGTATTCACCAACGCCCAACGAATTTTCGACCCCTGTGCGCCCTGTATTTGAGCCACGCTTATTGTCATAGTTGCCCTCGCTGACCTTGACCCAATTCTTTTCGTTCTCAAAAATCCAATCAAAGGTTGCGTTCCATTGGTGGTTATTATCGCCACACAGGAAAGCGGAGGCGGCTATACGCTCGAAGAGGTCTTTCGCCCACGCTGTCATCTCATCAGCGGTTTTTGCGCCACTCTCTGACAGGCGACACTTGATTTTCTGCCGTCTGCTGTCATTGAGAGCCTTTACCTTTGGAAGTTTACCGCCACATATCTCATTCCATAGGCGATGAATATCAGAGAACGGATATACCTCTCTCTCTTTACTTTTCTTTGGTTTACTTTCCTCTCCTTTACTTTTCTTTACTTTAGGCTTATCTTCGGTTATGTTTGGTAATGTTTCGGTTATAACCGAATTGTTTTCGGTTGTCTGATAGTATGGGTTTTGCTTACCTTTTTGGAAATTAGGATTACCACCTTTCATTCCATTTCGTCTGTTTATCTCGCTGCGTTGAGCGTGCGTAAGCAATTGCTTTCTCTCACGCTTCACGGTCAGATTTTCAAATCTCCGTTGGAGTGATTGGCTGAAAAGGCGGCTGTCATCTGTCAGCTGCAAAAGGTTGATACGGCAACTGAAATCAATGATTTCTTTCAGTTCGTCCACGCTAACATCAAAGTCAGCTGCCATCAGTTCTTGGCTTATCTCGGTGTAATCGGCAAAGTAATCTTCGCTGTCTGTGAGTGTTTCTAATATGAAACACCATACAGCATAACCTTTGTGTCCGAATTTCCGTCTTAGAGCCTTAATCTTGATGTCATTGCGCATATCTGCATCGTGTGCGAAATACTCTGCGCTGTTCTTATTCGGTCGTGCCATAAGTGATGATGTGTTACATTGAAGCAACGATTGACCTACGCAATTTCTCGTTTCGTGAGTTCCACTCAAAACTGCGTATCATCCATTGCTTATAATTGGTTGGTATCTGTGACAGGGGCATACCCTTATACTTGCCGAAAGGCATGATCGTGATTGGCTGCGCTGCCTGTCTGTCTATTATCTCTGTGTCTTTGCGTGTATAGTTACCGATGTCATGGATTGGTATGCCCGACAGCAGCCGTCCGTCTGTTCCGAACATACGCCATTGTCTGCCTTTCTCAAACGTGATGTCCTCCACCTTACCGAAGCGGTCAACATTACCTCCGAGGTCAATAATCAGACAATCGTCCTTGCCTGTTGTGTCAATACGTGTTCCTCGTCCGATAATCTGATAATACAGGGCTATGCTTGCCGTGCTGATGCCCAACACAATGCAATCAATGCCTGTATAGTCAAAGCCTGTTGAGAGAACACGCACATTGAAGATTACTCTTATCTCGCCCCGTCTGAACCGTTCTATGATGTCAGCCCTCTCTCGCTTATCCATATCACCGTAGATGACCGCAGAATTGGGATAATTGGCTGATAATTCTATTGCGTCCTGCACAGATGGCGCAAAGGCGAGGATGTGTTTGCGTTCGGGGTGGGCATTGAGAGCCTGTATGATACCGCTATTCCCACCGTTGGCATCGTAAGCACGCTGCACGCTCTCCTCTGTGTATTCAGATTTGGAGGTGTTGAATACAAGCATACTATCGTCAAAGTCTGATGTCTGATAAATCAGCTTTGACCAATAGCCCAACTGCACCATTTCGCTGACTTGCCCAACGTGAATGATGTCCTTAAAGAAGTTGCCTTTCTTGCTCCGTGATGTCAGCATAACGAGTTTTGAGAACGTGTTACCCTCTCTGTCTCGGTTCGTCTGCAACTTAACAGGGGTTGCGGTTATACCCAAAACGTGCGTGATACCGCTGTCTTCAAGGAAGTGTCCGAGCATACTATCTGATTCCCTTGGATAAAGATGCGCTTCATCAATTAGCATCTTTGTGAAGCCTAATCGCTTAAATTCAGCCCCGATGTTCTTAATTGACCCTATGGTTGCATAAGTAATAGGCATTATCTCCTTTCGACCGAAACTCGCGCTGTAAATGCCGGCATTCAGCCCAAAATCACCGCACAGGTTACTATACTTTAAGAAGTTCTGTTCAAGCAACTCTTTTGACGGCTGCAAGACAATCATCTTGTCTGTGCAGTTTTTGGCAACGAATGCGGTCAGAATGGACTTGCCCCAAGCGGTAGGCAAGACTATCAAAGACGGCTTCGGCTTGCTTTCATTGAAAAACTCAATAGCCTTTCTGACAGGCTCTGTTTGATTTGGTCTTAACTCAATCATTGTTTCGTTTTAATGGTTATACGCTTGCAATGCAATCACTTTTGATGCAAGCGTTTTTTAAGGTCATCAGACAAAGAGTCCGTTGAGAGCGGCTGTTTGGCTCTCAACTTGTGCAATAGGATAGAAGCCATACGCTTTTTATTGTATGTCTTCAAATCTGTGTCTGTCAGCCCCTGTATCATCATTTCGATGTACTCAATGGCTTTACTCATATCTGCGTTACTAATGATATACATATTGCTTTTCCTCTCTGTCTGATGACCGATTAAGTTGTGTTATACTTTCAGCAAGAAGCGTCTTGCTCCTTGATATGATGTGGTGAACTCCTTAGCCATCTCGGGGCGGGCTATGGCAAAAGCCTTGGCATCGAACTTCTCCGAGGGCTTCGGGGCTTTCCACGTTGCGATAGTCTGACCTCCGTAACTGATAGCTTCAGCATCACCGAAACCGAGTTTGATTTTCTCTTCCAACTCGCTCTTCTGCTCGTCAAGTTCTGCTATGCGCTCTTTGAGAGATTTGAGGTCGTTACAGGCTGTGAAAATGTCATCTGATATTTCGATGACCTTGCCGTCTGTGTGTCTGTTATACTTCAAGAGAACATCAGCCACAGACTGTGCATCGGGGGCTACGTTACCCTGTATGTTGTCAATCCAAAACTTGGTAATCTCTTCCTCAATCCAAGCGAAGAAGTCGGGAACTAATGAGATGTCCTTATATCCGAACTCCCTGCCCGAACAGAGCCATGCAAGACTTCCCTGTGTCAGTTCTGCAACACCCAGTTGGTATTGCACTTGACAGAACCAATGTTTGGGGAGGTCATCTTCATCAATGCGCATCTGTGTGGTCTTGCATTCAAGAATACCCTTGTCTGATGACTTACGGCTGTCAGAGAGCCAATAAGTGCGGTCGGGGCTTACTCTCATATAGGGCTTGTCGGGGTTCACGATGAGCCAATCTATTGCGCTTCGCTTGATGATTTCACGACCTGTTTCATCGTGCCAAAACAGGCTGACCGCATCTTCGAGGTAATGACCTGCTTTCATTGCAAAGGTCTCCTCTTTGGCAGTGTCAAGGCCTTTCTTTCTTCTCCATAACTGATACGGAGTTTCCCAAGGGTTCAAACCGAGGATTGTTGCAACCTCTGATGAACCGATACCCGATTGTCTGTATGACAACCACTCTTCTCTGTCCTTTGGACGAATAATCTGTGTACTCATTTGATATTACGTTATTGATGATACAATGCGAGAGCAGGGTGTCTGATGACAGGCAACGCTGCTCTCTGATGATGTTATTTTCTGATAAGATAGAAGTCAGCCCAAAGGCTGATGAATTGTTTGCCGCAATACGTGGCGAGAGCTTCGCTCTTAAAGCAAAGGCGATAACCGAAGTCCGCAGCCGTATCCGAAGGGGCGTAAAACGAGTCCGAATAGGCGAAGCCCGCATAGTCTCCTGAATAGTCGCCTGTTGATATGAGGTGTCGGTCGGCTTTCCACTCTTCACTCTTCTCTGACAGTTTTTCTTCCGTCCATAGCGTGAACCAAGGATACCAACGCCACTCGTCCTGTGTGAACTTAGGTTGCCAACCCTCATTCAAGGCGGCTGTGATGATGCGCAATTTGGTGTATGCGAGCAAGTTATAATCATTGCCGTTCTGTTCAAAGATAGCCTGTGCGTTTTCGTAGGCATAATAGATAGGATTGTCTGTACCAAGTTCCTTTACCGCATCCTCAAAGGTCTTGATGCGTTCTGTGACAGGGCGGTTGTCTTTCTCTTCGTTATCCTCGCCAAGATGCAAGTCGGGAAAGAGTGTATATAACAGGGTTCTTTCGCTTTCTGTGGCTGTTCTGTATGCAGCCTTGATATTCTTAACGTCAATTTCCATATTCGTTTATTTAGAGGGTTGTTTTGATGTTTCCTTATTCTCTGTGATGATTTCGCCTGTGGCTTCATCGACTATTTCTGTTTCCTGTGTTTGGTCAGAGCCGACCGCCTGTGTCATTGCTGCGGCAACCTTGCTCTGTTTGGCTTCGACAGCCTTGCGAGCCTTGTCTGCTATACTCTTGCTGTCAGCGTTGTGTGCCTTGAATGTCTCTTGAACGGTGGTTGTTCCCTCCTTGATGGCATTGGCGAGACCTCGGAGTTCAAAGACAATCTGATTGTCAATCTGTTCTATTGACTTTACTCCGCAATAGGTCAGCAACTCTGATTGTGTCACTCCTATCTGTGTAAAGTAACTAACCATTCGCTGCCTGCGTGTTTCAAGGTCAATGGACTTGCCGAGGGCAACCTCTTTTATCTCGTCAATCACTTTTTTAGTTACAGCTTTTGGCACTACCTTTAGTACGGCATTTCTAAAAGCTATGGCGCAACCTGCGTTGCCTGTTACTACCTGCATGTCGTCTGAGAATGTATGTCCGCTCTTGTCGGTGATGCGCCTTTTTACCTCCACACTTACAGCGAGGTTTGTTTCCAAATCGTGGCACACGCCCTGACAGGTGATTGTGCGTCCATCGTTGCCGATAATACGGCTTTGTACCCTAAGGTTGCCCCATGCCCCTGCGATGATTTCTGCAAGACGCACACTCACACCTTCTATAACGCTACCCGAACGGCGCAGGGCATAGAAGCAGTCTTCGGCTGTCTCCATATCCATTGTGGCATAGGTCTTGATTTGGTTCAATACTCGGGATAAATCCCTTGGGTACTGCTTTGCGGTGGCAATCTGAATGTCCACCTCTGCTCGGTTGATTGCTGTCAGCATATCAGCCTGTCTTACTTCGATGATTTCTTGTTTCATTGTGTTATGGATTTTGTATGTTAGTATTCTTCGACCTTATAAGGGGTTGTTGTTATTATTCTGTACCACTCTCTGCCGCCCTCACGTTTCGGGTGCATTGATATATTAAAGGTCGATCTGTCAGCCTTTACTTCTTTACAAATCTTGTCTATTACGATTTTATTTTGAACTCTGATACTAACCACTTTGCCCCTCTTGATTTGAGGGCACATAAGACTCCCATCTTTCATATTGTCGGTATCGCCAAAAGCGAAAAACCAAACATTCGTGTCGCTGTCTTGTGCAAAGAGTATTCTCATACCCCTTTCCATGCCCAACTCACGGATTGTGCATGCATTGAATGACAGGATGCTATACTTGCGGTTCACGCTGCATAAGCGTATTCGTGATACATTACCGCTTGGGTGTGGCTTAACTTTTCCGTATATCTTCATTCCCATATCCTGTGATGATTATATGGCGTATGCAAAACATTGTCGCACATCGCTGTTGATGCTATCAATACTGCTTTTCACTCGCCTGTAACCCATACCCGACATTGCGCTGATGTCTGTATAACTCATATCTCGGAGGGTTCGGCTCTCCCAAATCAATACATACATTGGAGAGAAGTTGCGCTTAACGTGCTGTCGTATGTTGCTGACGAGCTGCTCTCTGTCTTGATGTATTTCGGGTTCTGTCAGCGGTTCGGGTGCTCTATCTGACAACTGATTGAAAAACAGGTCTTCGGGGTTGTAAACCGCAAAGGCTTCGCTAACGTGCCGTTTGCTTATCTTCTTATACGCTTGGCTGAATGCCGTGTTGAAGTTCTCGGTTGCGCTGTCATCAGTGAGAGCCACCCTAACGCTGATATAGGCATCGTGAAATGCGTCTTCATCAAAAGCCCCTGTCAATGACAGGCATTCACGCAGACGCTTGTATTCCTTGGTTATCCAAGCGTCAAATCTTCTGATTTGTTCTGTTGCACTCATAAGCCTTACATTTTATGGGTTACGGTATAGGTTGTTGCTTTCTTATTGACATCGGCTTCTGTCAGCACCTTATGCTCTGTCAGCCAACTTTCCAACTCTGATTTCTTGAATAGCAGTTTAGCGTTCTTTTTGAAATGCGGTATCTGCTTGGTTGAAGTCAGACGGTAAAGGTGCTTCACGGAGAAGCCTGTAAAGGTGGCTGCTTCTTTCACGTCAAGTATTGGCTTGGTGTTAATCAGAGCCAGTTGTTCGATGCGGTCAAGCCTTTCGCTGATTGCTGTAAATTCCTCGTTACTCATACCAATCCTCCTCGTCATCTTTACATTCGGGGAGCAAGCCTTTCTTTTCAAGCACTTGCCCAATCTTGAAACAGGCGCAGAATAACGCCAAACCAATAACCTTGATGACCAACCATTTCAAGAATGGCATCGGGTTGTTCATGTCGTCCTCACAAGCCATCATTACAAAGCCTGTAAACCCTACAAGGAACAGGACTGTCATACAAGCCCATTGTTCGAGTGTCCCTTGCGGTAAAAGTTGCTTCAACTCATTCATGGCTAACCCTCCTGTTTCTTTTGGTCAGCGAGCCTTTTTGCGACCCTCTGTCTGATAACATAAATCGTCCCTTGGCTGTGTATGCCGTATTTCTGCATAAGAAACTCGGTTACACGTGTTTTGCTCTGACCCTCAACGGCAGTCATTGCACACCAATCGTTATAGATTGCGAGGTCACGTGCTTCACGAGCCTCGGCACACTCTGTTTTCAATAATGCTGTTGTCATATCTGATTGTATTTATTGTAATTCTTCTTCGTGGTAGCCAACAGGTATTCCATAAATAAGGTCTCCGTGGAATACCAAAGTCGGAACATTGCAGTTGGTTGACAGGCAATGCGCAACCATAAAGCCAACACTTCGCCATTGCGCTTTGAGGTCGTCAAGTGTCTTGAACCATACGCCCTCTGCCGAGAAGTCATCTTGCAACAGATACTCGCCTGTTTGACGGTCATCGTGTACGATGTGAGCGATTGTGATGCCCTGTGATGATGGGGCTTTGATAGATGCTATTCTTTTCATTTCCTTATGCTGTTTATCGTCCCAACCAAAAGGCGAGGGGCTTGTTGTTAATCGTTACCATACTCTCTGTGAAGTCGCTGTTGTCAGCCATTGCATCGCAGATGTCACAGGCGCAATTCATAGCCACTTGATAGCAATATGCGCCAATCCTCTCTCCGTTCAATTTCACTATAAATCTGTTCATTTTTGCAGTTTCTTAAAATTTACTTATCGGTTTATTTTCGATTTTAATTATTATTTTATATCTTTGTTCGGTTATTTAACCGTAACTGATGGCAAAAATAAAGCTATAATTCTGAATAAACATAATAATAGTTTTGTTTTTGTCTGAATTTTAAGATTATTTAAGAAATAAACAGAATTATAGT